CACCTCGTATTCGTAGTTCATGCAGTGTTCAGCGGTTGAAAATATATCCGCCCCATTTTTCATGTGGAACCGCATCGCCGTATCTGAGTGTGGCGACATAGTAATTACTGCGGATACTTCTGGGTGCAGAAAAGGTACGGCTTCGAGTAAGTTGTTTATTAGCTTGCTCCCGTGCCCCTTTTGGTATGACCATATAGCGTAAGGACAAACCACTGTGCCTAGCGCCCCGTACATCGCTTCTCGCTCGGCTAATCGCTCCGCAATCTCCTGCCCTTTACCTGCGGCTAAAAGTTTTAGTTGAAACTCAGCTTGTGGAACAAACTTACAGATAGCTACACAAACAACTGCGGCTATCTCGCCTGTCTCATCGTTTACTTCCGCATACACACGAAGGGGGTCTTCAAACCGTACGCTGTTGTCCCTAAACAGATCAGGGCGAACGGGGTCGTCTTCTATTAGGTACAAGTGGTTGGCTACGTTGCATTCAATCAGCATCATCATCTCCTTCCGCGAGTATCTCAAGCAGCTCCGTTATCCTAGCAAGCTGCGCGAGTACCGTCTCAACATCTTCTTCTGTGAGTTCGATTGTTATTTTTTTCATTTAACTTCCAAACAGCTATAGGTAATAGCGAAGTCTTTATCCGTGGTACTGGACAACTTCTCGACCAACCACGCTCTACCTTGCGTATGGCAGTCTGACTCCGACACTGTTTCCTTATGCGTTACCTCGCTAACCTCTGTAAGCATTAGTGTTAACGTTAATATCCACATCACTCCACCCCATGTATTTCAATCAGCAAGTCGATGCAGTGCTTGGCTTTCTCTAAGTCGGACAAGGGTTGCCCCTTTAACTTCCACCTAGTTATATACTTAACCACATTACCTTCTAGTAGCGACAAGCCGTTCTTCTCTGCGTACTCGGCAGGTTGGATCGCCATGTTCTTATAGTGTGTCCCGCCCGTCTGTTTCTGTAGGGGACTGTCCTTCTTCGGTTCCACGTTCAAGTTCGGTATCTCTGCTGTCAACATCCTCTTGCTCCTTCTGTTCTGGTTTCTTAAAAGCTTTTGCCCAGTTCTCCCCGAACTCGTGCAGGGGGACGAACGTGGGCCTGCGCTTACTTCCTTTGCCATTCATTTGTTCGCCTCTTTAATTTGTCTAAGCTGCGCCGCTATTTCTAATTGGCGGGCGAACAATTTAAGCATGGCTCTTATATCTTCGTTAGTCATCATAATCTCCGTGGTCTGCTAAGTACTCGTCTCGCTCGCGCTTGAGTTCGTACGGGTCTTTGTAATCTTCTTCGGTCTCGTCGAGGTACCGGTCGAGGTCCACGTCTACGGGGTCTCTGTCATTCATTAGCGTGTCCTCCACTAGTCCCTATAGTTAACTTCCACTTTTCCGCAGCCTCTTCTTTACTGCCATCATCTGGTTTGGTATCACTTTCGTCTTCGCCTTCAGGGCCTCTTTGTCTATTCCCTTCACCATTTAATTCGGTCAAGTCTTGTTGAGTCTTTCTGAAGTCTTTATCTTTACTCTTCATTAGCTCGCCCCTAGTTAGTTTTAATTCGTGCGCGACTTCTCTACTTAACAGTATCCCAGTCGTGTTTCTTGCTTAGTTCTCTAGCCTTAATTTCAATGTCGCCCATAGCGTTTTTTCTACTGCGGTGCCTGCTATGCACCGCGTTTTGTACCGCTTTACCTTTTTTGCGCCACTTAAAATTATTTATGCTCTCCAAAAGCGCTTCGTTCGTGTGCTTGCCCGACCAAAGACAGGTGTTTAGTCGCTCACAATGTTCTGCAACGAACGCTTTAGCTGTCTTGCTTGCCCTAAATTCCAACTCGCCGCGAGTCCCCCAGTCCAAGCACCGCGAAAGTTGGCACGAAACTATGAAGTTTTTTATCTCAACAAACTCAGCGTTAGTGGGTTTGTTAGTACGCCCGTCTAGCTTTTTCGCAAGGTCTGACTCAATACCTCTCAGGAATGCCGTGGCTATAGCCCACCCGCTTGAATCAGCCTTCCAACACGCTAGCAAACTCGTGTCCCAAATTTTCTGTAACTCTGCTTGGCTTAGTTTCTTATTCATTAGCGTGCTCTTGTTCATCCCTAAGTGCTTCTTCTAGCAGCTGTTCTAAACTAAATAAGCTATCATCTTTCTCCCCGCTAGATATTTTTATGGCAATCTCCTGCCGGGTGCGCTCCAATAACCTTTTCAGTAGCCCTTCCATGCCATCATTCATTAGCGTGCCCCTTACTTGTCGTTATCCCTACGGTTGTTCTCCAATGACTTTTGACACTGGTGTCTCTGCTCATAATCACAAGAGCGGCTCCGCTGCTATCAAGCGTGTCAAATAGTTCAAACCCTTCGGCAGCTTTTTTGTTTAAATAGCTTTCTAAGTCGTGGGCAGCAACATGGTTTACACTCCACTCAACATCTTTAACTCTATTCATATCTATACTCCAAAATTAGTAAGGCCCGTAGCGTGGGCTAGCCGGTGTATACACAGTGCCGAGAACAAGACCCGCAGACTAAGCGGATTTGAGTGATGAGCTACTGTTACACACTGCGGGTGTTGTAGCCGTGCAGCCTACCCACCGCCCGCTGAGGTATTACTAACATTCTCCGTAAGATTTGCCGTGCCCGCCTTCACAATCTAGGGGTAAGTCCGGTGCCCAAGTGGGGCGCACCTTCATTACTTCCTCGACGTGCCGCATACCCTCCTCTACTTCATCTTCTGGGACAAGACAGCCGATAGCATCATGCACCGTCATCACTACTTTATATTTCTTAGCAACTCTAAGAAGCTGTTCCCCTATCACAATGCGAGCCAATGCCTGACAAACATTCTCAATAACTTTACCTCCGTATATGCGGTTGGGGATTATAGTGCTGCCCTTGCGCGTGTCGTACACGGTCTCGTCGTAACCACCTTCTTCTTCAGCGTCTTGCGTGCGAAGGTTCGGATACTTTATGTAGAGTCCGTTGGGCAGGCGTATGCCTGTGGTACCTTCTACTGTAAGTATACCTGTTCGCCCCAACTCTTCTACCTTGTCGTCCATCATGGTTTTGAGTGCTTTGTTAGCTGCTCTCCACAAAGCGGGTATCTCTGGGTACGTATCACGATAAACATCAATAATTCTTTGGCATTCTTCTTCGGGCAGCTCGACTCCAAAGCTCTTCAACTGGGTGCGAAACTTGGCATGCCCCATGCCGTACCCTGCTCCTAGTATAGTAGTCTTACCTACAAAACGTTCCTCTTTGGTTATCTCCGCTTCGGGTTTGTCATATATAGCAGACGCCATGATCTTGTACACATCATCTCCCCTGTCGAACGCCTCTATTAAGTCCTCTTCCTCGGCTAGCCATGCGAGCGTGCGTGCTTCGATCTGGGATAAGTCACAGTCTACAAACTTGTACCCGTCTGGAGCGCACATTGCTTTTTTCAACTGAGAGCCTCGACGCAGGTTCTGCATGTTGATCTTGTCGTCCCCACCCCATCGCCCTGTATGGGCAGCGTAGTAACGTAGGGGTACAGGAAGAGTTCCGCGCTCGGCTATGTCGATAAACCGTTGAGTGCGTGTCTCTTCTAGGGTAGACCTAACACCAAGTCGGGCAGCAACTATAGCTTGTACCTCTGGGTTCCCATGCTCTTGCAGTGCCTTGAACGCTTCGTCACTCTTGGCAAAAGCATAAGTCTCTTTGCCTGTCGCGGGGCTTATCTTAGTGGGAGGTTCAATACCAAACGTACGCAGCAGCTCAGCAAATTGGGGGTTGCTCGTTAACTTTTTCTTGTCGTGCGACACCTTAGCCATTAGTGCTTCTTTGGTATCTTTAACTTCTTTTAAGTGCGACGCTAGAATCTCTTTGTCTAGCACTAAGGTAGGCTCGCTGAACATGCGTAGCGTTAGATCAATAAGGTTAAGCTCAAAAACAGGGAAGCCTTTACCAAGCACTTGAAATAGTTTAAGCGTAAGCTCTACGTCTTGTTGGCAGTAACCGCCGTACGCTTTAAGGTCTTCTTTGCTAAAGTCTAAGCGTCTCTTGCCAATCGCAGCGTGTACTTCAGTACCCTTAGCTCCAAGTGCATAGTACTCAGATAGGGCGGCTAGGCTTCCGCCTACTTCGATGGAATGTATTGCTCGCGCCATAGCTAAAGTGTCTGCAATTTTTTTAGGTTTAATATCAAAGTGCCAATTAAGAATCGCCATGTCGAACATAGCGTTGTGCGCTAGAGCTATAGAGTTCTCCCAATCGAATTGAGAAAGAAATTTGGCTACTTGCTTTTTAGAACCAGAAAACCAAAGTGGGGCAGCAGCTGCTCCATGATGATAGTTCTTGACCGCAACGCCAATAACCTCGAAGCGAGGGTCTCGTATATATTCTTCGGTAGTCAGTTTGCTGAGGCTGTAGTCCTTAGCGTAGTAAGTCTCGAAGTCTATTGCTAATAAGTTCATCGGTATCCAAGCTCATCGCTGTAGTTAATATAGTAGTAAGAGTGTCCATGTTATTCTCGTTGATAACACACGAGACACCACCTGCTTTGGTGATGTCTGCAAGCTCTTTCTCTTGTAGGGGGGTGGGTTTGTTCTTACCGGCTTTGCACTCGATGCCAATGAAGCACCCGTGTAAGCAGCACACTACATCAGGTACGCCACTCCTGCCCATACCATAACTGGCGGGAAAGAAGTAATACGCGCCATGCTCTTTGAGCAATCGCACTACTTTGTTCTTCACTTTCTTTTCGGGGGTTAAAGCCATGCAAGGAGCGTAGCGCATAGTTTGGACTTTGTAAAGCACAAAAAAACCCCGCACAAAGGCGGGGTTAATCTTCATACCAACCTACAATTTGTAGGTTAGTCGTCGAAATCTTCGGGTAAAGTTTCTTGGGTTTTTATTACATGCGCTTCAAGTGCATCGCGCATCGCGGTTGTGTAGTTGGTGTAGTTCTCTTTGTAGTAGTCTAACACCTCTGTTGCGATGCGCAGGTTTACGTGTGCCATAGCAGGCTTAACACCCTTGCCTCTGCGCTTAACTGTTGAGTTCATTAGCTATCTCCTCTGATACCCAAAACATTCCTTCGGCGTGCTTAAAGCCAACATTAGATATGAAGCTGTTGTCCTCTGCCATTTTAAGCAGTCCTATCGCGCCGCGCACTTTGTCAGGTAATAGCTCTCGCTTGTAGGTGCGTACTTTTGTGTCGCGATGCTGCCATACATGGTATCCGTTCTCTGCGGCTTGTAAGTACAAACCTTGACCTCGGCTCTGCGCCTTGGCGGCTTCACTTACTAACGTAAGGTCTTCTGCGGTGTCTTGGTGCGCTGCTACATACTCTCCGATGCCTTTAGCTTTGAAGTATTGCTGCACTGCTTGGCTAAGAAGCGGGTCGGAAAATGCAGCTTCCTCTAGCTCTCGCACGATATTACGCTTTGCGTTACCTAGTTTATATTTCGTGTCTTGGTGCGCGGAGGCTACTGCTCTGTCTATTATCACTGCGGTGGCGCTAAGAGTCTCAACCTTGCTCATACCATAAAAGTATTTGCGGATTATAGAGGCAGCCTTAGAATCACTAGTAGTTTCCATGCACGTCCCGCGACGCAACGCGCCTACTATACGGTTGTTAGTAAAGTTCAACGCACCTGTATCGTCGTTAACGTATACCGCTCCCACAGGTTCTAACCCATCGAAAACAAGCATGGAATGGAAGGTAGCATTGAAGGATAGATCAACGCAAAAGTTTAAGCGCATCATTTTAGGCGCAAGGTGGCGCAGTAGTCTGTACGCTGTCCTGTGCGCTTGTTTTCGCTCCCTGTGCTGATTTGGGTCTGCCTCTGGACTAAACTCTGTGAGCGGGTAATTAAACTTCTCCTCCTGATAAACATTACTGGGCATGTTGAGGAAGCGCGTTACGCTCCCGCTTTTTATTTGCTTTGCCGCGTTAGCTGCTCGGCTCGCGGGGCGGTGACTATATACTTGTGTAAAATTCATGTTGTTCTCCTTACCACTCGTAGGTTTTAATTATTTCGTCAACTTCTTTTTTAACTTCGTCGCGCACTTCGGGCTGATCTTTGAACATATCCTTTGTCTTGCCCTCCATGATCTCTTCTAACTTCTTGCGCGCTTCTTCTAACTTGGGGTCATTGGTAACATTCATGTGCTTAAGCATACGGCATAGCTCCAGTGGGTTAGACACAAAAGTATCATGCCACCGTTTGTCGTCTGCGTCCCCTTGCACCGCGCACTTTGCACTTATCTGATCGAGTTGTTTGCGTAGCCGCCGTTCATTTTCTTTGACTGCCTCTCTGATCTTGCGCTCTACTTCCCCGTCACACGCGGCGCGTAACTCTTGCATCTCCTGCTCTGGTAGGTCTATGCACAAGTGCCCACTAGCGGGTACGGGCGCAACAACAAAGCCCCATGCGTACTTGTTAAGTATCTGTTCAACAGGCGGATAGTCTTCCTCATTAAATATGTCACCTCTATATTCTCTAGCAACCTCACGATAGGTAGCGTACTTGTTCTCAAAGGTCTTAACCAAACGGTCAAACTCTTGATGCTTCCCGTTATGCTGCGCTTTGTAGTCGATGAACAAACTTGTTGGGCATAGGCGATAACCCTTGTCATCCCAAGGCAGCGTCATAGCCGAATGCCATAACCGAACATTGGCGGCGTGCTTTTGTATATCTTTGTGTCCCGCTGATCCCACCATCAGGTTGTCGTACATACGCATTGCTCGAGGGTCGGCGTTCTTGCCCTTGGCAACTTCGTTCTCTAGGTCTTTGTTGCGCTTGCTTGCACCCCACACACTAATGTTTAGCTTAACTAATACTGCACTATTTGCTATTGCACTCATTGCTGTTCTCCAACCTACAATATGTAGGTTTAATCAATTTGAATTGTTTTGCCCACAGGGGCGGTTATCTTCGTGTCGTTCGTTATTGCCCACAGAATTGGAACAGTCCAATTCCCCCAACTATTAATCTTGCCATCAGTCAGCATGATTACGCAGTCAGGCTTGATGCCCTTCTCTTTCAGGTAGTCAGATACACACGTCGGATCAGTGCCACCTCCACCTGTTGCAGTTTTCATAGCAGGGGCAGCGGTCAGTTCGTCGCTGGAGTAAATCTCATGACTCTCCACCCGTCCGTCCCAATCAATGAAGTGTATCTTGTCTATAGATACTGCCTTAACGATGCCAAGTATCTCGCTCGTCACATCTCTGAGTCTGCCCTTGAAGAACATAGAACCCGAAGTGTCCCGCGCAATCACCACCTCATTGATGCTGTTACCTTGTAACGTAGGCATAATCACATCTTGGTGCAGGAATCTACGGTTAGGTCGTCGCCAAGTAGATTGCTCCTTCTTTCTACATGCCGAGTTCATAAACATACGCAGCAGCGCGCGCCAACTTATCTTGGGCGTTACCAGTTCACCCAAGCCCAGGGCATCCTTTAAGCCCCCTGCACCTGCTTTAGCATCCGCATGTAGTCCTTGTCGTATCGCCTGCTTGATGTCTTCGGTTAGCTTCTCGTTATCCTCGGCGTTAAGTTTCTTCGCTCCCTCCCAATCGTGGTTGTCGAACCCTGCGTCGCCTTCGCTCTCGCCCTCGCCCTCGCCGCCACCTCCTGCTTGCTCCTGCTCAAGCTCTCGGAAGATACGCTTCACCGTCCACTCGTGATACTTAGGGTCATACAAGCCAATAGCCTTGCCGTTCTCATCTATAGGCATCTCCGTTAGTATCCGCTGCGGGTCAGCCACTTGGATACGGTCGTTAATCCAATAGTCGGTCGCCATGTTGGCTCGCATAGCATGTTGCTCGGCAAGTCTGCGGTAAGTCACCAAGTGCATACCCGCCTTGTGTAACCACTCATGCACCATGACAAACGCCGCGCCCTTATCCCCCTCATTCTTCACGTCCTTGAAAAGAAAGTCAGGGTTGAACCAACAGTCGCGCCCATTAGTTGCCGCTGTTGGTACGTCAGTAGTGATATAGGTGTTGCCGTGCATAGCCACACCACGCAGTAACCCGAACTCTTTCGAGCGCATTAGCCCGATCTTAATCGCTTTGAATCTTCTATCTGCTAGCATAATTTAATCTCCAACCTACATTATGTAGGTTTACAATAAGTCTTCGTTGTCTGCTGCCCACAGTGCAAAGTCACCGTTGGTGAATGCGATCTGTCGTTTGGTCGCATGCCGCGCCAATGCCACACAAAATATGACTTGGAATTCCTCCTCCATACGGCGCAGGTACTTAAGAATATTGCTCAAGTTATCCTTCTCGACGTGCTGTAGTAGCCCGAAGGTAAGTACCGCCCGCGCACCTGCGTCATCTGGGATCATCGCTGTGTCGGGTGAAGTAGTAATCGAACTCACAGATGGCAAGCTCTCTTGGAACCTGATAAAGGAAGAGATGGACTCCGCAAACGGCGCGCCCGCTGCACCTGTTAGAGAAGCGACAAGGGACTCTCCATCGAAGTGTTCCATTTGCCAAACGATACGACTACTAATCTCAAGGGTGCGAGGCGATACCACATTGTCCTGTGGGTTAGCGGGGTGAAATATAAACTCGTTGTTCGCTCCATCGAGGTACGAAGCTAGAGCTTGTGGGTATCTGTCCACCCACGCCATAACAACAGGGTGAATCCCATTAGCTGCCGCCCATTGCAACCACTCGGTCGCGTTAGGTTTACGCATTATAAGCTCGACTACACGCTGCCTCGTGTGCTGCGCGAGTCCATCGCCCACACCGTCCGTGTCCATGTTGCCTGTCATAAAGATAATGCTACCGTCTGGAATATCTAGGTCACCTAGTCTAGGTCTAAATACTTCTAACATAGGGTGAAGCATATTCTTTACTGGGTCGGCTCCCTTGGTAAACTCGTCAAGGCATATCACTACAGCCTCTCCTGTAGTCAGCCCGAACCGTGCGTTGGGGTAATAGCGCGTTACCTTGTTCTCGTGGTCGATTACAGGCATTGCCACGTCACCCAAGTCTAGGTTAGGTACATCAACCATCGACAGGGCGTAGCCTGTAGCCTGTGCTATAGCAGCAGCAATCATTGATTTACCCACACCGGGTTCGCCTCTTAGCATATAGCGCACGTTGGGGTTAGCGAGGACAAGCGCAGCCGCTTGCTTGTGGTTTACGGTTCGCATCTCGTTTAGCAAAGATTCACTCATTGTCGTTCTCCGTTGGTAACCTACATATTGTAGGTTGGTTTTTAAGGTTAAAGTTTTATCGTACAATTATATTGTACCACACTGTGGTACAGAATGTCAAGTGAGCTTTCAAAGGTCTATATAAACTTCGCGGCTCAGGTTGAGGTTGTGGTCTGCCCCATAACTGGAGTGGTACTCCACGTCCTCGTACTCCTCACCCACTCGCATGAACTCATAATGAAACATAGACTCATGTTCTTGGGTTGGGTCAGGGTCAGGGTCAGTAAACATTCCGTCCCACTCACTAAACGCTTTGTTGTATTGCTGCACCGTGTCGTAGTGTTCGTACCACTTAACCCCCTCTATATTGCAGTACAGGTAGCGGTCATCACCTTCTCCAATCACCTCGAACTTATCGGGTAGGTTCTCATCTACATACAGCTTGAGCATAGCGAACTTGCCTGTATGCCTCTTGCTTGGGTATGCAATCATTGTTACGTCGCTTCTATATCCCATTGTGTTACCTCCATAAAAGTGTGGAGGAGTTTAGGGTTATCCTAAACTCCACTGGTTGTTGTTACTTCTTGCGCCCTGCAAGCTTAGCTACCGCGAGCGCCGCACTTGATATTGCTTTCACTGAGTGCATACCGTCTTCAACATCTTGTTCGTAGGCGTGGTAGGTGTAAAAAGATTCACCTCCGTCCTCGCCCCTGTTGTACTCGTTAGAAAATATCAAGCACCCGCTAAGCTCGGCGGTTATGCGCTCTAGCTTTTCAGCGTCAACCACGTACTGCGTGTTATTTACGGCAACTATAAAGTTCATACTCTTCGCTCCAATTGAATTGTTTTACCCACAGGGGCAACGATTGTTTCACGCAAGTTGTGAATGCCCCACAGTATCGGGCAGTCCCATTCACCCCAACCCAA